CGCCATTGTACACGGCGCACCGGGGCAGAAATTTTCGTGGCTGGCTATGGCCGCACAGCGCGGCTATGAAGGCAGCTACGCCGACCGCAGCGACAGCAGCTATCCTGCCGGTGATCCGGCAGGCGTTGAGCTGGCAGCCAGCACCGCCGCAAGAGCGCAGGAGGCCAGCACCGATGCCGCAGCTGACCTGCTCGCTATAGATACAGGCGCGAACGAAACCGCAGACATTCTTTTGGAGGAATTGCAATGAAAAAATTATCCGGCGTGGCGGTCGTAACGACTGCCGAAGGTGAGCGAGTGAGCTACACCTACATGGAACTGGACGGTAACGGCAACATCACCAGCCAGAACAACCGGGGGTCCTTTGTAGCCCTGGACGAAGAGGTTCTGGCCGCCATCAAAACCTTGAAAGACGCTGTAAATGCGCGGCTGTGACACATAAGGGGGTGCAGACCATGACCGATACCAAACGCATTAAAGATTGCAAACGCAGGATTATTGCTGCCCTGAATGATGCCAAGATCCCGTATGCGGTATCTGAGCTGATTTTAGAGAACGTGCTGTCTGCTGTACGTGAAAATATGGCTGCGGAGGAAATGGCAGCGGAGAACCAGCCGAGCCAGGAGAAAAACGAATGAAACAGGGAACGCAATTTGCGCTGCCGGTTGAAATCGGCATGAGCCTGGACGAGGTAAGCCGGATCGAATTTGTGTTCAAACAGAAGAGCTGTAAGGGCTTCCCGGCCATTAAAACCAACGTCTGGCCCGACGACTGCACCCGGCAGGAAGGACAGAACATCATCCTTATCCCCTGGACGCGGGCGGAGACATACAAATTCATGGGCGGCGAGACGCTGTACATGGACACCCGCATCACATTACGGGACAGCACTGATCAGCCGCAGACTGAGATCCTGGCTCTTAAAATGAGCCCGACCTTATTCCAGGAGGCGGATGGCTCATGATCCAGGTGCGAGTGGCTCAACAGAGCGCCGTATCGGTGCGCATTGCCGGAGCGGCACCCGTGCGGGTGGACGTGACCGGCACCGCAGTGGTTAGTGCGCCGGAGTATAGCGGGCCGTATGACATCACGCCGTTGTTTACGGCGCAGGTTTTGCCCACGGCGAAAAAACTGATGCAGAAAGACGTGACAATCCGCAAGATACCGCAGTACGAGGTATCCAACGATTCAAGCGGCTACACACTGATAATAGGAGATGAATACTACAATGCCCAATAAATACGTAAACAAGGTTGTTATCGGCAAGGAAACGAAACTTGACCTTACCGCAGATACCATTACCCCGGACAAGCTGGCAAAAGGTATCACGGCACACGATAAGTCCGGCGCGCCCATTACCGGCACCAGCACAAAAGACGCGGATACCAGCGATGCTACCGCAGCTGTGGCGGAGGTTTTGAACGGGAAAACATTCTACGCGCGTGGCGCTAAAATGACCGGCACAATGCCCAACAACGGCGAAGTCAACGGTGAAATCAGCACCGTTTCTGGTAAGTACACCATTCCCATGGGCTTTCATGATGGCGCGGGCGGAGTGACTATCGCGGCGACCGAACAGGCCAAGCTGGTGCCCACAAATATCCGCGAGGGCGTTACAGTCCTGGGCGTGAAAGGCTCTATGAGCGGCAGCGAAGGTATGAAGCCGCAGGCCAAGAGCGTTACACCGACCTTTGAGCAGCAGGTTGTGCTGCCCGACAAAGCGTATAACTGCCTGTCGCAGGTCACCGTGGCGGCTATCCCGGCCACATACGTTGATAACGCTGCGGGCGGGCAAACCCTGACGATCGGAGGCTGATATGGCGGTCAACAAGGTTGTTATCAATGATGAAGTTGTCCTCGACCTGACCGGTGATACGGTGCAGGCTGCCGACCTGCCGAAAGGGGTAATTGCCCACAGTGCCGCAGGGGCCAAAGTCACCGGAACCACAAACTATGCCGGCTCCAGCAACGCAGGCGGCTCCGCAACGAGCGCCGAAAAACTAAATAACAGCCTGACCATCAAACTGAACGGAACCAGTCAGGGCGCATGGGACGGCAGCAGCGCAAAAACCATTGACATAACGGCAGCCAGCGTTGGCGCGACAAGCGTTACGCTCAGAAGGTGGTGACAGCTGCATGGGTGTGTATTTAGGAAGTACGCAGGTAGATATGCAGGGCGGCTTTGTGACGGGTGGTGCCAGTGGGGCGAGTTTGCAGAGCAAGACCGTAAGCCCCAGTGAGAGCGCACAGACGGTTAAGGCCGACAATGGCTATGATGGTTTGAGCCAGGTTACAGTGAATGCAGTATCAAAAACTTATGTGGGAAGCGGCGTGACGAAAAAAAGTGCTGCGACTTATACGCCGGGAACGAGTGACCAGAGCATTGCATCCGGCCAGTATTTGAATGGAACCCAGACGATTAAGGGTGACAGCAATTTGACTGCGGCCAATATTAAGAGCGGTGTAAAGATTTTTAATGTGACAGGCAGTTATGCCGGGAGCAGCAGTGGCGGAAACACGCCAAACTTGCAGACCAAAACGGTTACGCCCAGCGAGAGCACCCAGACGGTAAGCCCGGACAGCGGATATGACGGACTGAGCAAAGTGACCGTGAATGCGATATCGAGCACTTATATTGGCAGTGATGTGACCAAAAAAAGCGCAGCAACTTACATCCCGAAGACAACCGACCAGAGCATTGCATCTGGGCAATACCTGAGCGGGACACAAACAATCAAGGGCGATGCAAACCTGGTGGCCGGGAACATTAAGAGCGGTGTGAGCATTTTTGGTGTGACAGGTACTTATACCGGCGGCGGGAGTTCCGGCGGCAGTGGCAATAACAATGTAGAGGCTTATGCCGTTACCAGCACCAACCCCAGCGTGAGTTTTAAGACCGCCAGCGGAACCATTAAGATTTGGGGCTACGGGACGATAAGTTCCAGCAGCGGATGGGGCGGCACCACTACAAGCTTGATTGCTTTTGACGGAAATAAGTACTACAAGAGCGCAGTATATGGCAGCCCAAGCAGCACAAGTCTGAGTTTGAGCATCAGCAACGGAAAACTGACGGGACTGCCGAGCGGATTATCCGCAATCAGCGCGATTGTGACGAGAGGTATATGATCATGGCAACTGATACAAAGCTGGACAGTTTGGTGATTAACTATCTATCACAAAGCCAGTACAACAATGCGAAAAGTTCTGGAACGTTGAAGGCGAACCAGATTTATATGACACCAGCCTCCTCCAGTACCTATACGCTGCCTGCCGCTACCAGTTCAACCCTGGGCGGGGTGAAAATCGGGAGCAACATCACGGTGAGTTCCGGTACGATCAGCCTGACAAAGGCGAACGTGACAAGTGCTTTGGGATACACACCGCCGACAACAGATACTAAGTACACACTGCCGACAGGTAATGCTTCGACCGCGGGCGGCGTGAAGCTGAGCGATTCGACCAGTTCAATCAGTTCAACCAGCGGAGGAATTGCAGCAACACCAGCAGCGGTATTTGCAGCCATCGCGGAAGCAAAACTTGCGGCCTGGCCGATTGGCAGCATTTACATGAGCGTAAGCAGTACAAGCCCGGCAAATCTATTTGGCGGTACCTGGGAAAGAATATCTGATACTTTCTTGTTTGCTGCTTCCAGCAGTTATCCCGCAGGTAGCACTGGGGGCGAATTCACCCATACGCTTACACAAAGCGAGCTACCGAATTATTCGCTGTCTGTGGCCAACGGAAGCAACGTAATACGCTCCAAAACCGGAAGCTCTGCGGATGCGTATGTTCAAACGCAATCAAGTGGCTGGGGTATTCCGAACTGGGAATCCAAAACCGTAACAGTCGCCTCCGGCGGTTCCGGGAAAGCTCACAACAACATGCCGCCTTATTTATCGGTATGGATATGGAAGAGGACAAAATAAGGACAACAAATCATGAGACTTTCAAACGGTGAAGGCCGACTGGAAGACCTACCGGCAGGCGCTGCGGGATGTGCCCGAGCAGGCGGGCTTCCCCTACGCGGTGGAGTGGCCTGTGCCGCCTGTGGAATAAAAAGGAGAGTGAAACCGATGAATGATGAAATGATTCTGTCGCCCGAAATGGACGAGGAACTGTCGAACGGGAAGGGAGAGGACGAGAATGAGTGATTCTGCACTGGCCGTTTACACGGCCATCAGCCCAAACTGCAACCGGCCCCGGAGCCAGCCCATCAGCAAGATTACCGTTCATCACATGGCTGGCAACACAACGCTTGAGGCTTTCGGCGCTCTTGTCGGTAAAACCTCTCGCCAGATGAGCGCAAACTACGCCATCGAAAGCAGCGGCCGCATCGGCTTGTTTTGCCACGAAGCTGACCGCTCTTGGTGTTCGTCCAGTCCATGGAACGACCACCGGGCTATTACGATTGAGGTTGCCAACGACAGCGGCGCACCGGACTGGCACGTC